TATTATTAAAAATGGAGGCGTTCTCGATGACATCTATATTTAACCTCGCAAATAAAGATATTAGTAAATACAATGTAGCTGATTTAAAAATTCAAAAGCATACAGAGCAAGTACAAAAAGATTATTCGGATCATTTAAAAAGGCATAAGGCTAATCAAGAACACATAGCATCTTTAAATAAAGTTTTTAATACTATTCGATATAAATAGCTATTGTTGAACGGGATTTATATCCTAATTTAGTTGCAAGTTCTTCTTGTGACATTCCAAGTTCTTCTCTGCGAGCTTTTATTCGCTTATATAATTCCATAAAATATCACTTCCTCGTAAGTATATGTTTCCTCCGACTGTTGGTAGCGGTCGGGGGAATTTTTTTAATAATCATAATTTTTCAAATAATCCATATGTCTGCGGTAACGTCTTGGAACGTTAATAGGTACGTCATAATCGATTTGTTTAAGAAAATCGGTAATAGCGTCAACACCGTCATTAAAAAATTCTGTTATACGTTTTTCTTTATTAGCTATATTTTTATAATTAGGTGGGCATACAAATGTCCAATCCGCACCCTCGTTATCAAAAATAATTCTGAAATATTCATCTATATTGTATTTGTCAAGAGCCTTTGCCAATAATAAATGGTGTTCGCAACCCTCATCGAGCAATGAAACAACAGCGTGTGAGCGGTCGTGTGCAATGACTGCCATTAAAGGCTCACTGTCGTGATTTATAAATTCGGTTTTCGTTTCATCACTACCGTAATATTTTATTATTTCCAATATCATCACTTCCTTGTTTTATTTTTATAAATTTGAATAAACATCAAAATCCGACCTTACACTCAACAACTTTTCCAACTATTTCAACACTATCTTGTTTTAAATCATAGATTTGTGTTTGATGTTCAGGGTTATATGATTGTGGCATAAGCATTACAATGTTTTTCTCTCTTTTAAATCTTTTTATGGTAAATGAATCATGGTTAATACGAACTGCAGCGATTTCGCCGTTTTCAACTGTTGGTTGTACGCGAACAGTTACAAGACTGCCGTCAGGAATGTTTGCGGCGGTCATACTATCGCCTTTTACTTTTAAAGCAAAATATTTACCACCATGATTAAGCTCTGTATAAGTATATCCCTCATAATTTTCTTCCGAAAATATCGGTAATCCTGCCGCAATATCCCCTAAGATAGGTATTCTGTGCATTACAGGGTTATACGGAACAGCTCCCTCGGGCAAAGTGGTTGGATATTCACCAGTAATTAATGTTACGGGATTAATATTTAAAATCTTTGCTAAGGCTGATATTTTATCTCTTTTCATATTAGATATAAAACCATTTTCCCATTTTTGAACGGTGCTTTTACTAACACCAACGGCATTGCCGATTTCTTCAAGGGTTAAATTAAGTTCCAAACGTCTATTTCTTATAATAGTTCCTATATCCAATGTCAACACCTCTTTTCTATAAATACATATTATCATAATGGTTTCAAAAAAGCAACTATTTTTTCAAAAAAGTTTAATAAAGTTTCCTAAAGGGGTTGACAATAATTAATTTGTGTGCTATTATAAAAGTATCCTAAAGGAAACAAGAAAGGGGGGGTCATTAAATGAATACAGATGATTTGAATGCAGAGATAGCAAGAAATGGCTTAACAAAGCCACAACTTGCAAAGAAAATCGGTGTATCAAAGAAATGCTTGTATAGTAGGCTAAAAGGGGAAACGAGCTTTAAGCAAGAAGAAATTCAAAAGATTGCGTCAATTCTTGGACTAAATGAAGAAAAAATAATGAATATTTTTTTTGCAGAATTAGTATCGTAAAGGAAACTTAAGTAACACAGGTCATATTAGAAAGGAAGTGAGGGGTAATGGAGAGTGACCCATATACAGGTATATTTTATTTAATAGGTATGGTGTTTGGAGCGGTCGTTATCATTTTGTTAAGAAGTGGACTATAAGTGTAGCAATGACGGTAGATGCTACGCCCGCAAGAAATGCCCAAAGGCGCTCAATCCAAATTTTTTGATTTGATTTACGGATATATTCCTTATAATGTAATCCTTTGTATGTGGGACGAATGTTACATAATCCATTTGAGAGATTATCAAACTCAACCATACATAAATCGGCGAGCTCAAAAAGTGCGTCATTTATTTCATTGTAGGAATATTCTTTATTGAGAATATTAATTAATTCTGAACAATGGTAGAGAGGGTTTTCTATATATGGTGATAGTGCCTGCAAAATTTGTTTATGTAATTTTGTTAATACATAATTGTTCATATATAATCAGCTCCTTTGGATTGATTATAACATTAATTTACAAAATTCGCAACAGACGAACAAAAATCAGCCTAACGAGGCGGAAAGTGAGTAGGAGAATGGAAGAAGAAAAAACAATTAAAATATCAGTAACATTGAATACAGAGCCATTAGAAAAAGCGTTAGGAAAAGCGAATGATTTAGTTGAAGTAATAAATAAAGCTAAGTCGCTTTCAAACGACTTAGCCTGTATGGTACAAGATTTGAATTTTACACCTATAATCAACGAGAAACCGGAGGGTTTGCAATAAGTAATTTTGTTTGAACTAAATTTATAAAAATATCCATATATTTTTGGAGTAAATTAAAATCAAGTTCGGGGTATTTACGTTCATAATGGGTATGGTCGTTACCTAATATTCGCACAACGTCAGCGGTACTTAACATATTTTCAGGTAAATAATTAGAAATAGCCTCAAAGAGTTTTAATTTAATAACTTTTTCGGGTGGTTCATTCAGTTCATTTATAGCATAATCTTTTATAAGAATTTCAAGTGCTGAACGATAACCAATAGCGGCTAAGTTAAGGTCCTTATTATCTTTAGCACGAAGAGCTTGATTATAAACTTCAATAAACCTTGGCGATATTTTTTCAATGAGTTCATCAGAGAATGCAGATGGTTTAAATGGTGTCATACAGCAAATATGAGATTTGCCGTTTGTGACTTCGTATGTAGCGGTAAAAAGTTTTTTACAAGCGGTACATTGGAAGATTAAAAACACAAACTGCGGTGGTTTTGCTGTAAAAGGCGAAATGAAAGTACTTCCTAAAATTAAAGGGTCACAACATATGCCACAATGTGGACATTGTGCAGGTTTTTGATAAGTACAATTCATTTCGTTAGCAGCATTAAATAAATCGTGAAAATTTTTCTGTATATAGTTCATTGATAGTCAACTCCTTTGAGATGATTATAGCACAATATGAAGAATTTTACAATAAGAGATAGAAAGTAGGTGAAAGACAATGAAAGTAAAGAAGATAGCTGACATTGATACGGCATTGTACATATATTACAGATACCCCGAAATCGGCAACAAGGAAATCAAGGAGTTGTTCGACGGTTTGGGTTCTGCGACGCTGACAAAGTACAAGAAAGCTGTACAGGAAGAACAGATAAAGCAAAATGTCAAGACATCACAGCTATATACAATCAATACCGAAGTGGCATATGAAGTGTGGGGCATTGATGTTGCAGAACTTGAAAAACGCAGAGATAAACTTAAAAAATTAGGTTTATCGGCATAACAACTTAATACTCACAGGCAGACAAGGGTCGTCCGCGTGTTATCCGTAAAATAGTCAGACTTTCCCTAAGAGTTTTAATCCTTTTGCGGACGGTCTATGTGTGCCTGTGAGGAAGATGACTCCCTAAAACAGGGACTCATAAATATTGGCGGTGAAAGCGAGGTAAACAAATGAACACAATAGGAATTGCACTGATTAGTTTCGGTATCGGACTGATAATCAGTTGGAAATTGGCAGAAAGGGATATAAAAAATGCTAAAAAGAAAACCAAAAACAGAGAATGAGAAAACGGAAGAATATTTTCACAGAGAAGTATTTCCGATGATTAACGCATTCGCCAAGGAGTGCAGAGGACACGCAAAACAGAAAATAACGGTGAAAGGAATATTTTCAAATGAACAAATATGTAGTAATGACGGGCAGAGATGATGTAGTGGTTTTAAACGCCGATGACAACAAGTCGGTTAAGGCATACATAGCAAAAGGATACGGGATAACAAATCGTATCAAGTCAAAGCACCCGCTTGAAATGAGTGTTGCGAAGATTATCAGCGGAGATAATTAAACGGCTATGACGAAATACGAATTTGACGATTTGGCGTGCATAGACGATGACTTTGCTTGTCGTGATGATGACTTCGCCTGTATCGACGATGATTGGGCGTGCATAGATGATGATGACGCAGTATGTGACGATGAACGCGACGGACTTACGGAAGAAGAAGCCGACGCATACGAAAAGGAAAAAGCGTGGTATGACCTATTCAAAGAGGTATTGCAGTATCCGTACAGTTACGGATTATCTTGGGGAATAGTTTTAGCATACAGACAACCTATAAAATATCAGAATTAGGAGGTGAAAAGAGTGGCAGATGAGAAGAAAATACTGAAAATGTATAACGATTTAACACCAAATGAAAAGCATTTGGTAGGTGTTTTCGTAAATGCGATGATACTTAGTCGCAATAAAAATGACCGTCAGAGCGGCAACTCAATAACGGTCAAATAACAAAAACACAGATTAAAATATCTGTAACTGAATTTTATCACAAAAGCAAGTAAAAAACAAGAGTTTTATTAGGAGGAATAAAAATGGAAACTTTAATATTTAACGTACAACCAAAGCCGAGGAATTGCGGAAGTGTAGTAAAAATAGACCAAGAGGCGGCGGACATAATATCGGAAGTCGCTTCTGCAACAGGTTTGTCGGTAAGACACATCGTTTCAAAGATGATTAAGTTTTGTGAAGATAAATGGGAAATAGAATAATATAGGAAAGGAATAAAAATCAATGCAAATTGTAATTAGGCTTGAACAGAGAGATTTTGAGGGTAACAAGGAAGTATTCGACCGAATGTACGGATTATGTTCGGCACTCAACAAAAAGACGGGACCTGTGGAGATGACAAAGGCGGAAGTTGAGAAATCGGCGAACGTTGTAAGAGAGGAACAGACGTCAGACGATACGCCGACAGAGGATAATACCGCCGAAGTGGAATACACAATAGAGAAAGTACGCAAGGCATTCGGTGAATATGCGAAGTTGCAGGGCAGAGATAAGGCCAAGGGACTGCTTCAAGAAATGGGTTACGACAAAGTAACGGAAATACCGCCTGAGCGATACACAGAGGCGATGACGAGAATAGGAGATGTGAAGTAATGCCGGAAGAACACGCAAAACTTTCAGCGTCGGGGTCAAAGAAGTGGATAAACTGCCCTGCGTCAATCGCAATGGAAAGCAAATTCCCCGACGAAAGCAGTGAATATGCAAAAGAGGGAACTACCGCACATTCATTGGGGGAGGCAAAGCTGAAATTAGCTTTAAACCACATAACACGCGTGCAGTATCATAAAATGATACGTTCGCTTGATATAACCGAAGACATGGAAGAATACACGGACAGTTATCGTGATTTTGTATTAGAGCGGTACAATGCAGTGAAAAGTCAATGCAAGGACGCACAGATTCATCTTGAACGACGTTTAGATTTTTCGGAATGGGTACCCGACGGATTCGGTACAGGCGACACCGTTATTATCGGCGGCGGAATAATCGAAATAATAGACCTTAAATACGGACAAGGCGTAAAGGTATCGGCAGACAAGAACAGTCAGCTTAGGATATATGGCTTAGGAGCATTGAGCGAATACGACTACCTATACGACATACATAAGGTCAATTTAACGATATTCCAACCACGACTTGATAACATTGATACGGAAACGCTTACACGCGACGAACTCATTAAGTGGGGCGAAGATTTAAAGCCTAAAGCCGTACTTGCGAACAGCGGTGACGGTGACTGTATAGCAGGGCGACATTGTGATGACGGATTTTGCAAAGCAAGAGCTGTATGCCGTGCGTATGCGGAGGAGAAAAACAGACTTGCGGCAATGGTTTTCAAACCGCCTTTGGAACTTACCGAAGATGAAATTGCGGAGGTAATAGACCAAGCGGAAAACCTTGCGAAGTGGGCGAAACTCGTAAAGGACTTTGCGTTAGACCAAGCACTCAATAACGGAGTTAAGTATCCGGGATTTAAAGTGGTTGAGGGAAGAAGTAACCGCAAATATGCGGAGGACGACAGCAAAATCGCCGATGTATTAATTAAAGCCGGTTATGACGAAAAGAACATATATAAGAAAGAAATACTCAACATCACCCAAATGGGAGCACTTTTAGGCAGAGCAAGATTTAACGAACTGCTCGGAGAATATGTAATAAAACCGCAGGGAAAGCCGACGCTTGTACGTTCGGAGGACAAACGTCCCGAATGGAATTCGGCAGAGAAAGCGGCAGAAGATTTTAAAGATATAAAGTAAAGGAGAAATAACAATGGAAAAAAGAAAGACACAGGTAATCACAGGGGAAGTAAGATTCAGTTATGCACACGTTTGGGAGCCGTCATCAATCAACGGCGGTGACGAAAAGTATTCGGTAAGTATCATCATTCCGAAAAGCGACACAAAGACAATCAAGGCTATAAACAATGCAATCGAGGCGGCAAAGCAAGAGGGCATTGCGAAGTTCGGCGGTAAAATTCCCGCAAATTTAAAGTTGCCGTTGCGTGACGGTGATACTGACAGAGAGGACGACGAAAACTATGCAAACAGCTATTTTGTCAACGCAAACTGCAAAACCGCACCGGGTATTGTGGACAAGTCACGTCAGCCGATAATCGACAAGACGGAATTTTACAGCGGTTGTTACGGTCATGCGTCAATTTCGTTTTACGCCTTTAACTCCAACGGCAATAAAGGTATTGCGTGCGGTCTTAATAATTTGATGAAAACAAGGGACGGAGAGCCTTTAGGCGGACGAAATACTGCGGAGGTCGACTTTGCGGGAATGTATGACGATGACGACGATTTTCTTAATTAAAAGGTGACAAAATGAAATCACTCAGTATCGACATTGAAACATACGGAAGTGTTGATTTAATTAAATCGGGGGTATATGCTTATGCGAATGCCCCCGATTTTAAAATCTTGTTATTTGCGTATGCGTTTGATGATGAAGAAGTAAAAATAACGGACCTTGCACAAGGTGAGGCGTTGCCGAAAGAAGTAATGGACGCACTGACGGATGGAGATGTATTGAAAACGGCGTATAACGCGAACTTTGAAAGAACGTGTATCGGTAAGTATTTTAATATCGATTTGCCTGTAAATCAGTGGCGGTGCAGTGCGGTACAAGCGTCTGAACTCGGACTTCCGCTTTCGCTTTCGGCGGTAGCGGTTGTGCTCGGTTTGGAGGAGCAAAAGGACAAACGCGGAAAAGCATTGATTGATTACTTCTCAAAACCGTGTAAGCCTACAAAGACGAACGGCGGACGTACAAGGAATTTACCAACGCACGCACCCGACAAGTGGGAGGTATTCAAAGAATACTGCATACAGGACGTTGAAGTTGAACGTGCAATAAAAAAGAAATTGAGCCGTTTCCCTATATGCGACAGTGAACAAAAACTGTGGACGTATGACCAACGAATTAACGACAGAGGTGTAAGAGTTGACCGAAACTTTGTTGAAAATGCAATCAAATTCAATACGGAATACAGCGACAGGTGCTATGATGAGGCACAGAAAATAACGGGACTTGAAAATCCGAAATCAGTTGTGCAGCTTAAAGCGTGGCTTGAAGAAGAAACAGGGCAGAAAATCGACAGTTTGAACAAGGAAAAATTAAAAGAACTCATAGCCGATGAAAACATATCGTTAAAGGCGAAAAGAGTGATATATCTGCGTTCAATGATGGCGAAAACGTCTGTAACAAAGTACGAGGCAATGGAGCGGAGCGTCTGCGATGACGGACGAATAAGGGGACTTTTGCAGTTTTACGGCGCAAACCGTACAGGACGTTGGGCGGGAAGAATCGTACAGGTGCAAAACCTACCGCAAAACCATTTGAAAGATATTGATTACGCAAGAGAATGTGTGGAAAACGGCGATTTTGAACTGTTTGAAATGCTTTACGGAAATGTTCCGCAAACGCTGTCGGAGCTTATACGAACGGCACTTGTACCGAGTGAGGGCCGACGATTTATAGTAGCGGACTTTTCGGCGATTGAGGCAAGAGTTATTGCATATCTTGCAGGCGAGCAGTGGCGACTTGAAGTATTTAAAACTCACGGAAAAATATACGAGGCATCGGCAAGTCAGATGTTCCATGTTCCGATTGAAAGTATTCACAAAGGCGATCCGCTACGTCAAAAAGGCAAGATTGCCGAACTTGCACTCGGTTACGGCGGAAGTGTCGGAGCTATGGTGAGTATGGGTGCTTTGAAAATGGGTATTGACGAAGAAGAACTTCAAGGTATCGTGGATAAGTGGCGGAATTCAAATCCTGCCATAACGGCATTTTGGCGAACGGTCGAGAATGCGGCGATTAAGGCGGTTGAGGGTTATCCGAGCAAGATTAGACACGATATTTCTTTTTACAAACAGTCGAATATTCTTTTTATCGGTCTGCCGTCGGGAAGAAAAATCGCTTACGTTAAACCGAAAATCGAAGTAAACAGATTTGGAAAAAAAGCCGTTACATATATGGGTATGAATCAGACAACAAAAACTTGGAGCAGACTTGAAACATGGGGCGGTAAGCTTGTTGAAAACATAGTACAGGCGTTTGCGAGGGATTGCTTGGCTGAAAGCATAATTCGGCTTGAGGACAGAGGTTTTAAGATTAATTTCCACGTTCACGATGAGGTTATAGTTGACGTTCCGAAAGGCGTGTCGAGTGCAGAGGAGTTGGCGGCAATAATGTGTGAGCCGATTGAATGGGCGAAAGGACTTCCGCTTAATGCGGACGGATACGAATGTAATTTTTATATGAAAGATTAGGGGGTGTTATAAATTGGATTTAGTAATTGCTACGGGACAAAGCAGAAAATCAAAACTATGGAAAAATACAAAAATGTCGTGGGTAGATTTTGTCGAAAGGCTGAAAACGACAACAAGGACGAGCGAAACGCAAGGTGAATTTGCAAATATGCCGAAGTCACAACAGGATGATATAAAGGACGTCGGCGGTTTTGTGGGCGGTAAGGTGAAAAACGGCAAGCGACAGTCGGGAAGTATCGAAAACAGAATTTTGCTTACGCTTGACGCAGACTTTGCCGACAGTGATTTTTGCGATAATATTTCAATGTTTTACGACTTTACATACTGCATTTACTCAACGCACAAGCACACAGCCGAGAAACCGAGATTTCGTTTGGTGATACTTCTGTCAAGACCTTGTACGCCGGATGAATACGAAGCCGTTGCAAGAATGGTTGCGTATGATATAGGCATTGATATGTTTGACGACACAACGTATCAGCCGCACAGATTAATGTATTGGCCGAGTACGAGCATTGATGGCGAGTATGTGTTTGAACACGAGGAAAATAAACCGCTTGACGTTGACAAGGTGCTTGCAAAATATGAAGATTGGCACGACGTATCGAGTTGGTACGTTTCGTCAAGAACAACAAAGGCGTTGGATAGACAGGTAAAAAAACAAGAGGATCCAACGCTTAAAAAAGGTGTTATCGGTGCATTTTGCAGAACGTACGATATACATTCGTGCATAGAAAAATACCTTTCGGACGTGTACGAAAAGTGTGCCGTAGGCGACAGATACACATACAAGGACGGTTCAAGTTCAAGCGGACTTGTCGTGTATGAGAACGGCAAATTTGCGTATTCAAACCACGCAACAGACCCTGCAAGCGGAAGACTGTGTAACAGTTTTGACCTTGTGCGTATTCATAAATACGGCGATACGGACGCAGACGCAAAGGACGGTACACCTGTATCAAAACTGCCGTCATATTCGGCTATGTGCAAGCTCATAGGTAGGGACAGTGATGTTTCGATGCTTATGTTTAAGGAGCGGCAAGAGAGAGCAACGGCGGACTTTGACGGTATCGAAAGTGAAGATACCGACGATGATATGCAGTGGGCATTAAAACTTGAAAAAAACGAAAATACAGGTGCTTACGAAAAAACATTAAACAACATTATTCTTATAATTGAGAATGATTCGCATTTAAAGGATAGAATTAAAATGAATGACTTTACAGGATATGCGGAGATTAACGGCATTATGCCTTGGGATAAAGACGCACCGCAAAAGCGTGTTTGGCAAGATTCCGATACGGACGGTTTGCAGTGGTATCTTGAATATGTGTACGGCATTAAAATGGGTAATGATAAGGTTTTCCGTGCGTTGTCGGTGTTTTACAGACGTGTTGCGTATGATCCGATTGTTGAGTATTTGGACGGTCTTGCGTGGGATAATACGGAACGACTTGACACATTGTTTGTCGATTATCTCGGTGCAGCGGATAACGAATATACAAGAGAAGTGACGCGTAAAATGTTCGTCGGAGCGGTCGCAAGAGCGTATGAGCCGGGAAGTAAATTCGATAATATGCTTATTCTGTCGGGCAGGCAGGGCATAGGCAAGAGTACGATACTTCGCAAAGTCGGCTTTGACAGGTGGTTTACGGACGGCATAAAGACGTTCGAGGGTAAGGAATTGTGCGAGGTTATACAGGGTAAATGGATTGTAGAGATAAGCGAACTTGAGGCACTTAATAAGTCGGAAGTCGGCAGTGTTAAGCAGATACTGTCGCAGACGTCGGACAGATACCGCGCGGCATACGGCAGAATTGTACAGGAACACCCGCGAAGATGTGTATTTTTCGGTACGAGCAATAACAGCGATTATCTTCGTGACCGTACCGGTAACAGAAGATTTTGGCCTGTTGATACGGAGATTGTGCCGATAAAAAAGAGCGTGTTTACCGATTTGACCGATGAGGAAATAAATCAAATTTGGGCGGAGGCAAAAGTGCGTTATACGCAGAATGAACCGCTTTATTTGTCAAAGGAAACGGAACAGCTTGCGAAACAAGTGCAGTCAGATCATAGGGAAGTGTCGGTTAAAGAGGGACTTATCCGTGACTTCCTTGATAAACGTGTTCCGCGTGATTGGAACTGTTGGGATTTGGCAAAACGCAGAGATTTTTGGTCGGAGATTATAAGCGTACCCGAAGACGAACTTGTCGAACGTGACAGAGTGTGTGCGCTTGAAATATGGTGCGAACTCTTTAACGGTGATTTTAGGCAAATTCAACGTAGGGATTCGATAGAGATTAACAGTATCATTTCATCGTTCGACGATTGGGAAAAATACGACAAGGTTATTAAATTTAACAAGGATTACGGAGTGCAAAGAGGCTTTAAAAGGGCGAGGAAATAACGTATAACATAAGGGTATAACTTTCTAATGGTTATGTAACATTAAATGTAACGTTGGTAAACTTATGTAACAGTTGAAAGTTATACCTAAAATGCAGTAAAGATAAAGGTTAAAGCGATATATAACAAAGGTAACTTTAATTCTATATATTATATACATATATATACTACAAATAGATATATACACACATAACGCGTATATACGCGTATAAGTATATGAAAAACTGTTTTAGAGTTACCGCAGAAAGAACAGGTGAAAAATGATAGAAAAGGACATTGAAAAATATTTAGTAAGGCAAGTTAAGCAAATGGGAGGTTTGGCACTAAAATTTGTGTCGCCGAGTATGGCAGGTGTACCGGATAGGATTGTTATGATTCCGAAAGGTACGTTATACTTCGCAGAACTTAAACGGCCGAACGGAAAGCCGAGAAAATTACAAACCGCCGTACACCGACTTTTTGAAAAACTCGGGTTTCACGTTTATGTGATTGATACAAAGTATAAAGTTGATAAATTGTTAAAGGGGGCAAGGGAACTTTGAAATTTAAACCGCATAAGTACCAGCAAATTGCTTTTGATAAAATTATCTCTACACCGCGCGTCGGATTGTTCCTTGATATGGGACTTGGTAAAACGGTTGTAACGCTTACGGCGATTGACGAATTGATTTATAACTGTTACGAAATCGAAAAAGTGCTTGTCATAGCACCGCTGAGGGTTGCAGAAGATACTTGGAGCAGAGAGTGCGAGAAGTGGGACCATTTAAGACATTTGAGAATATCGAAAATTCTCGGCACTCCGAGCCAAAGACGTAACGCACTTTTAAAGGACGCAGATATTTATATTATAAATCGTGAAAATGTTGCGTGGCTCACAAACGAATTGTCGAGCATAGGCAATGCGTGGGACTTTGATATGGTGGTTATTGATGAACTGTCGAGCTTTAAGAGTTCAAAGTCGCAGAGATTTAAGGCACTGAAAAAATACATAACACTGTCTAAAAGAGTAGTCGGACTTACAGGCACACCTGCACCGAACGGACTTATTGATTTATGGAGTCAGATATATTTGCTTGACAGCGGCGAAAGACTCGGCAGAACGGTAAGCGGTTACAGAGAAAGATATTTTCTTCCCGATAAACGTAATCAGACCACGATTTTCAGTTACAAGCCGAAAGAGGAGTCTGAAAAGGCGATATATGATAAAATTTCGGATATATGCGTCAGTATGTCGGCAGAGGATTGGCTTGAAATGCCTGAAAGGATTGATACCGTTCAGCATATAAAGCTGTCAGATAAGGAGCTGAAACTGTACGAAGAATTTGAAAAGGAACAGTATTTGGAGTTTATAAACGGTCAAGTTACCGCCGCCACTGCCGCCGCACTTACAAATAAACTTTTGCAGTTTTCAAACGGTGCAATGTATTTGGACGACGGAAGTTATAAGGTGACGAGCGATAAAAAACTTGATGCGTTGGCGGAAATAGTCGATACCTCACAAGGTCAGCCGATTTTGTGCTTTTACAGCTATCGCCACGACTGCGAGAGAATACTTAGAAAGTTCAAGGGTGCAAAAAAGCTTGAAAGTGCAGATGATATAAAGGATTGGAATGACGGAAAAATACCGCTTTTACTGGCTCACCCCGCAGGTGCGGGGCATGGACTCAATCTTCAAACAGGCGGTAATATAATAGTTTGGTTCGGTCTGACGTGGAGCTTGGAACTGTATCAGCAGGCAAATGCAAGATTGTATAGACAGGGACAGAAAAACTCTGTTATAATACACCACCTCGTGACAGACGGAACGGTTGATAAACGTGTTCTCGACAGTCTGCAAGGTAAACGTGAAGTACAGGACGAATTGCTTGAAAGCTTGAAAGAAAAATACGGAATGTAAGGGGGATAACGATTTGACGATTAAAGAATGTAAAGAATGGCTTTTGAGAGCGAGAAAGACGGACGAGGAGATTAACGCATTGATTTTGGAGCAGGAGCGAGCATTGACAAACGCAACAAGCACTGTGGCTCAGTCGGGCAGTGAAAAGGTGCAGACGTCAAACGTGAATACTTCGGAGAATAAGTTCATAAGCTATGCCGCTTATTCCGAATTGATAGATAAACGCATTGACAGACTGTATGAGATTAAAAAAGAGATTTTGGAAAACGTGAATAAACTCGACGACGCAACACTTCGAACTATATTAATTTTGCGTTATCTCAATTTTCAAACGTGGGAAATGATTGCTTGTAGGATACATTATAGCTATAAACAAGTGTGTAGATTGCATGGAAAAGCATTGAACTTAATCAAAGATGTCATAGAATGTCCTATTGCACCTGTGATATAGTGTATAGTAGAACAAGTAACATGAGCGGTGTATCATCGTGAGATGATGGGTGAATATCTCGTGTAATTGGTGGGAATGGAGATATTAAAAAAATTATTAAAAAAATGTTTGAAGTTGTAATATTATGGGTATATATCATACGAGGTGATGATATATGTCAAAAAAAGAAGAAGGAAATTTGATAAAAGATATAACCGAATATGATGAAGAAACTAATCTTTTTAGAGCCGAAATGATGAATATTTATAAGAACAAGACCGAAGAAGAACTTTTGAATGAAAAGTATAGGCTAGAAATAAAAATGTATGAAAATGAGCATAAAAATCCTTTTGACTCGACAGATAGATTGAAATATGCCGTAGATATGGTAAACTCAATCTTAATTCTAGTTTTTTCGGTAATATCAATATTGGTAACTACGAAGAATGTGGTATTAAATGGCAGTGTGACGGATATGATTTTTATGATAGGATTTTTGTATTTAGTTTATATTATTGTTATAATTTGCTATTTTAGAGATTCAAAAGCAAAAGATAAAAATTTACGCAAATGTAAACAATGTAAAATAGCTTTAATGTGCATAGACGATATACTTAATGAGCGGCAATTTCAAACGGTAGAATGTAATGATAAAGTTAAAAGATATTACATAGAAGTGAGAGATAGAAAATAGAAATTCAAAACACACCTAATCGGGTGTGTTTTTCTTATGGGATAAAACAGGAGGTGATAAGAGTGACGGAGAAACAGAAACGGTTTTGTGAGGAATATTTGATTGATTTGAACGCGACACAAGCGGCATTAAGAGCGGGATATTCGGAAAAGACGGCGTATTCGATTGGGAATGAAAACTTGAAGAAACCTGAAATTCAAGAATACATACAAAAACGGTTGAAAGAGAAAGAGGACGCTCTTATCGCCAAACAAGATGAGGTATTGAAAACGCTTACGGCTGTTATGCGACGTGAGAAACCCGAAACGGTTGTAGTGACGTGCAAAGCACGAAAATCACACTATGACGACAAGGGCAAGAAAGTCACTGACGAGGCGGAGCAACCGATATGTGTTGAAATACCGACAAAGGTGTCGGACGTAAACAAAGCGGCTGAAATGTTGGGTAAATACTACGCATTGTTCACAGAAAAGCTGAATGTTGACGGTGATATGGATTACAGTATTAAAATTGATTACGGAGGCGGTGACGAATGAACAAAATAACAGTACCGTTCAATCCGATATTCAAACCTGTACATCAATGCAAGAAACGTTACGTTGTAATGAAAGGCAGTGCCGGAAGTGGCAAGAGTGTTGATACTGCACAACTGTACATATTGCGTTTAATGCGTGACAAAGGGCGTAATTTGGTATGTGTGAGAAAGTCCGATATAACAAACCGTGACAGTACGTTTGCCGAGCTTGAATCAGCTATAAACCGTATGGGCGTTGGCAGAGCGTGGAGAGTTACGCAAAGTCCGTTGTCGTTCACCTGTATAAACGGCAACAAGATTATATTTCGTGGTGTAAACGATAACAAGCAACGTGAAAAATTAAAATCAATCACATTTGCAAACGGTAAATTAACCGATGTATGGATTGAAGAGGCTACGGAACTTGTACAACAGGATTTTGAAATTATAGATGACCGTTTGAGAGGTGAACTTCCCAACGGTCTTTTTTATCAGATAAAATTGACATTCAATCCGGTATCATCAAGCCATTGGATAAAGAAAGTGTTTTTCGATATACAGGACGATAATGTACTGACACACCAAAGCACATATTTAACAAACCGATTTTGTGACGAGGCATACAGACAACGTATGCTACGTCGTAAAGAGGTTGACCCTGAGGGCTACAGAATTTACGGCTTGGGCGAATGGGGCGAAACAGGCGGATTGATATTCTCGAACTATCGCATTGAAGAATTTGATACAGATATGAGCCGTTTTGACGCTATGGCAATAGGACAGGACTTCGGATTTAATCACGCAAACGCCATATTAACGTTAGGTTATAAGGACGGCGATATTTACGTTTGCAATGAACTGTATGTACACGAAATGGACACGACAGAGATTATCCAAAAAGCTGACGGGAAGTTCAGTAAAAGTCTTGCAATGTGGTGCGACAGTGCAGAGCCGGACCGTATCAAGATGTGGCGAAAGGCAGGCTATCGCGCAAGGGCAGTTGTTAAAAATCCGAACAGCATACAATCGCAGATTGACTGGTTAAAAGGCAGAAAGATACATATTCACCCGTCTTGCGTGAATGTAATCAAAGAGATACAGCAATGGCGTTGGCGAGTTGATGAAAAGTCGGACGAGTATACTGACGAACCTGTCAACGTTTTTGATGACGCAATGGCGGCACTGAGATACGGCGTTGAGAGTTGGCGCAAGGATAAGAAAGCTAAAATCTATTCAAGAGAGGAGTACGGAATATGATAATTGATGAAGATATAGTCGCAGGCGGTGTGACACCGTTCATCATAACAAAATTGATTGAACGGCATGAGAGAGAGCGACAGAGATACCGATTATTACACGATTACTATATGGGCGATCACCGCATTTTAAGTCGCAGAAAAAGGGGCAAAAACGTGGCAAACAACCGCATAATGTGTAATCACGCAAAGTACATAACGGATATGACACAGAGTTATCTTGTCGGCAATCCTGTAACATACGCAGTATCGGACGAATACGATATTGAGGCAATCAAAAACGAATATTTGGAACAGGATATGCCGAGTGTGGACAGTGAAATCGTAAAAAATATGAGCATTTACGGCAAAGCATATGAACTGATTTATGCAGACGAAAAAAGCCAGCCGAGAAGTGTACGATTGGATCCGGAGCATACATTTGTATGTTACTCACAGTCGGCATTTGAAAAGCCGTTGTTTGCGGTATATTACTACAAGAAATACGACCTTGACGGCTACTGCACAGGCAGTATTTGTCGTGTGTATGACGAGTCGTTTATATATACATACACAGGTCTTGACAGCTATACAGCATTGTCATTGCAAAATGTTGAACCACATTACTTTTTTGATGTACCTATTATCGAATACAGAAATAATACGGAAATGCAGGGCGATTTTGAACAGCTTATAACGCAGATTGACGCATACAATGTGTTGATGTCAGATAGAATTAATGACAAGGAACAGTTCGTTAATTCACTGTTGTTTTTGTGTAATTGCGACCTTGACACCGAACAGGCAAAAAAATTATTGGTAGAACGTATCTTGATGGGTGACGGTGACGCAAAGGCGGAGTATCTGTCAAAGGTGCTGAACGAGGCTGATACAAAGGTGTTGCGTGACGACATCAAGGATGATATACACCGTTTGTCACACGTTCCCGATTTGTCGGACGAAAGTTTCGGCAACAACTTGTCGGGTGTGGCGATAAAGTACAAGCTGTTGGGATTTGAACAGCACGTCAAGAACAAAGAGCGTAATTTCGCTAAGACATTGAGAAAACGTTTAGAGATTTACAACAATTTTCTCGTGACATTAAACGCAATGAAAGAAGTGCCGTCGCACAGAGTTGACATCGGATTTACATATAACTTGCCTGCAAACGAACTTGAAATAGCACAGATGATTAATTACCTCAAAGGTCTTGCGTCTGACGAAACATTACTTGAACGTTTGCCATTCATCACAGACGCAAAGGAAGAAGTTGAAATCGCACGCAGAGAGCAAGCGGAAAAGTCCGCCGAGGATATACGTATCGCTGAAAGTTCGGCAAGGAAAGTAAACTACAATGAAGAGTAAGGCATATTGGGTAAAGCGTGCCGTTGAAGTTGAAACATATTTGCAATCGCAAGCGGACAGTGTTAAGGACGGTGTAATTAAGGCATATGAGCGAGCAATCAAGAATGTAAACAATGACATTGAGAAAACGTTTAAAGCCTATATTTCAACCGATATACCCGAAAAAGAGGCGCGCCGATTAATGAGCATAGCCGACAGCGACAAGCAGTACGAAGAACTGCTTGAACTGTACGACGAAACAGACGACAAGACGGTCAAAAAAGAAATTCTAAACCGCATAAATGCACAGGCATACGGTGCGAGAATTAGCCGATTAGAGGGACTGAAACGTAATGTATATATTTACTTTAGGCACGTTGCAAACGAGGCTATAAAGGAGCAAAAGAAACTGTATGACAGTGCGGTAAAGACGGCGTATTATACGAATATTTTTGATACCGCACAAGGATTGAATTGCGGAATTGATTTTCCACTAATTCCGCAAAGAGCGGTTAATAAAGTGTTAAGTGAGCCGTGGCACGGTCACAACTACAGCGAGAGAGTGTGGATACATAACGACAGATTTATACAGGCAGTCGGACAGACGATTGAGGACGGTATAATCAGCGGTCACAGTGTAAGCCGTATGACCGACAAGCTGATTGATTACGTAAAAGATACTGCACCGGGCGGAATACGAACATCAGCCGAAACGCTTGTACGAAGTGAAACGGCTCATTTTATGAACCAAGGTCAGAGAATGGCGTATGAGGAAATAGGTATAAAACAGTATCGTTTTGTGGCGGCATTGTCTGAATTGACGTGTGACAGGTGCGGAAGTCTTGACGGTAGCGTGTTTGATACGGATAAAGCCGTTGAGGGCGAAAACTTCCCACCGATACACCCACGTTGTCGGTGTGTTACGATTATGGCAGACGTGAATTTGACAAGTCGTATCGCCCGTGACCCACTCACAGGCGAAAATTACAAGGTTGACGGAAGTATGACGTTTTACGAATGGAAAAACAGTCTGTCGGACGAGCAAAGAAATTCGTTAAAATATGTTGCAAATAGTGAAAAACGTGGTATAATAAAGGTAGATAAAGATACATTGAAAGTATCTACGGGCGGAAGAAGAAACGAGAAAAATCTTTCACAGGAACAAATAGACAGCATTAAAGATTATGCGGTTTCTTTGGGTATGCCAAGAGAACGTATTTATTATGTTGATTATGATTGTACAGCATATGGCTCTTTAGCGGACGTTTTACGAATTGGAACTGATGTATATCCGTCAGTGAAAAAGCAATCCAATCCAAACAGTAATGTTTCTATGAAAGGTGCCATAGCTCACGAAATAATCGGACACCGTGCGGCATTTTTGAACGGAAAGACGCAAAGTGATGATATTTTAGAAGAAGTGCAGGCGAGTTTGAGGGCGGCAATATTAACACCCAATTTATCAAACAGCGAAAGAATGGTACTCGCAAGGGACGGGGTATATAGATTACATAAAACGGGTAAAAAATTAAAAGACGTACGAAATTTATTGTATTTGGAGTGATAGTTATGTGTGAAATAATAAATGTTCAAAAAATAAACAATCAATTTATTGTGGATTGCACTCCGTGCAAGGAAGATTTTACGAATGCGAAACTATTGCAAATCATCAATAAGCATAAGCAAGTATATACGACAAAAGAGTTTAAAGTTGAAAAAACAAGAGGGTGCTTTTCAAAAGGTGGCTCACCGTGGATTGTACTACAAAATATTCCTGATGATTTTGTGGATAAAGGCAATGAGATAATTTTCAGATAAAAATAACTAAATATACGCAAAAGCACGTTTTCGGACGTGCTTTTTTGATATTCAAATTTATTGAAAGGTGGTGATAGTGTGAGAGTAGGCACAACATACACATAGAAGAAAGGAATGGTGATCCGATTATCTCCCTGTTAGACGTGGGGTTATACGTCTTATTTTTATACAATTTTTTTCAGAAAGGAATGATTTGAATGGCAGATACAGCAGAGCAAACAGAAAATCAAGAGCAAGAGCAGGCCACAGAGCAGAAGCCTTCCGAGCAAAAAAGCGACGACAATCAAAAGGCGATTGACGAAGCATTAGCAGCGGCAAAAGCGGAGTGGGAAAAGGACCTTGAACAAAAGCTAAAGGACGCTGAAAACGAGGGCGCGAGAAAAGCCAAGTTGACAAACGAGCAAAGAAAAAAAGAGGACGACGACAAGGAACGAGAAGAATTTGAAAAAGCAAAGGCAGAGTTTGAACGTGAAAAAATCGTTGCATATGCCGAAACGGAACTTGCCAAAGTCGGATTGTCTGCCGAGATTTCAAAGTACATCATAGCAGAGGATAAGGATAGCACAAAGGCGGTTATTGACAAGATAAAAGAAAGCTATGACAAAGATGTACAAGCAGGTGTTACCGAGCGTTTAAAGGGCAAAACACCGAATTTAAACGGTGGCAGTGGCGGTCACAACACAGGCAGTTTTATGGACATAATCAGAGAAAATCAGAGATAAGGAGTGAAATAAATGGGTTATTTGAAAAATGAATTGACAGGCTTTGTACCTGTCGAACAAGCAACAGACATCATCAAAATGGTGACAAGGGGTTCAAGTGTTTTAAGAATGGCGAAAGTCGAGGAAATGAAACACGAGAAAAAGAAGTTTAACGTACTTACAGACGGTCCGGGTGCTTACTGGGTCGGTGAGGGTGAAAGAATTAAGACAAGCGGTGCTACTTGGATTCACCCTGAAATCGAGGCGAAGAAGTTAGCCGTTATTATTCCGGTAACAAAGGAAAAGTTGGAAGATACGACTATCAGCGTATTTGAAGAACTAAAGCCGGAAATCGCAGAGGCATTTTACAGAGCGATTGACGCGGCGTGCATTTTCGGTACAAATTCACCGTTCAAGACAAACATTATGAACGCTATCGACAGTAAGCATATGGTTGTTACGGACAACGCAAATATTGATATTGCTATGTCTGACGCAATGTCGATGATTGAAGAAAACGGCTATGACCCGTCGGGATTTATCGGTCGTATCGGTGTTAAGAATATGCTGAGAAAATTGCGTGACGCAAACGGCGCACCTGCATATGTCAACGGTACAACAGGCGGTGAGCTGTACGGTCAGCCTATCGAATTTGTACGTAACGGTGCGTGGGACAATAAACGTGCCGATATTATCACAGGTAACTTCAAGTATGCCGTTGTCGGTATGCGTGCAGGTATCAACTATGAAATTCTTACAGAGGCAACGCTACAAGGCACTCTTGACAGTGACGGTAAACCGCTATCACTTGCGGAGCAAGATATGGTTGCAATCAAAGCTACTATGCGTTTAGGTTTCCTTGTTGTCAAGGACGACGCATTTGCCGCATTTAAGAACGGTGTTCCGACACTCGGCGAATTGACAGTTGAATCGGTTGCAGGCACAACAGGTAACACTGTTATTACGGTATCGCCAAAGCCCATCGGCGGTCACAAGTTGGTTTACAAGACTGCCGCAAGCACCGCTCCAAGTGTTGCGTATGACGACGATTTGTCGAAGTGGACAGAGTTTAACAACGGTGACGAAATCACTGCGACAAACGGTCACAAGATTACGGTTGCGGAAGTTACCGCAGACGGCAAAGCGAGAAAGTCGGGCAGTGCCGACGTTGTAAGCGGTGAATAATATGGAGCATTTGGGGACACTAAAAATGTTGTTAGGAATAAAGGACGACGAGCAAGACGGCTTGTTGTCCTTTTTGATTAACGACACAATTAATATGATTATGTCTTACTGTCATATTGAGGTTTTACCCCGTCAGCTTGAAAGTCTTGTTCCGAAGATTGCGGCGGATATGTACAGAATAAAAGGCTATGGGGACAGTAAAAGTCCCGAGGTAGTCAAGAGCGTAAGCGAGGGCGAACGTTCCGTGACATATGCCGAAAATGATAATGACGAGATTTTCAGCAATTATTATAAACGTCTTGACCCGTTCCGCAAACGAAAGGGGCGTGTTCCGAGTGATGTCGGTATTTAGTAGGTTTTATAATAAGGACGTCATAATTGCAGAATACGAGATTGACGACTATACAGGCAAAGCTGAAAAGACGGTATTATCCGAAATCAAAGCCGATATACAACCGTACAGTGGTGGCAGAGCAAGAGAGCAATACGGTTTGGATATAGAATGTCAAATGCGTATGTTCTGCGATATGTCAGACGACGTAAAGGTCGGTAACAGGGTTGAATATGACGGCGGCATATATGATATAACATATGTGCAGAAATGGGACAGTGGTTTGGTAGCAATGCTCGAAAGGAGTAGGCTGAAATGAATTTTTCAATCGAGGGGATAGACAACGTTGTTGACAATCTGACACAGTATGCGTCGGGCGATAAAATACAGCGAGGTTTGGCAATGGCGGGTGAAGTCGTAAGAGCGCACGCAGTGGCAAACTGTCCTGTTGCAACAGGACGTTTAAAGGGCAGTATCGTAAGCCAAGTGGACGGTGACAGCGTTGCAATCGGTCCGACTGCCGATTACGGTATTTATGTCGAATTTGGCACAGGCTCAAAGGGCGACAAAGCTGTTTCGCATACGTCAAAAAGACACTGGACGTATTACAGTGGCGGTCGATTTTACACAACGTCGGGGCAAGCACCACAGCCGTTCCTCGTACCTGCACTGAAAAATAACATCAGCGAGATAATCGCTAAGTTTAAGGAGGTGTATAACTCGTGAAACGAGTTATAGCGAGCAAATACGAAGTATTTGTGTTAGCGTAGGGAGGGTGATACGGTGTTTGATATTGGTTTGGAATTGCGGGACATTTTAAAGCAAATAGACGGTGTAAGTGTATGTTTTGCATATCCCGACAATTTTAATAAATTGCCTGCAATAGCATATTACACGCTAACGGACAAAGGCTCAATGTCATATGACAATACGGTCGTTACGAATGATACGACTGTTCAGATTGATATTTACGCCGATTATCCGCAAACGTGTTTTGAATTGTCGGAGAGGGTATATAAATTATTGACTGATAATGAATATTATCACGAAATGACAATGGACGTACCCAATCCCGACGACAAGAGTATAAAACACAAAACAATGAGATTTACGAAAGTAGTAGAAAGGAATGATTGATTTATGGCAAATACAGAGAAAAGAAAACCACTACCTACAATAGGTGTGGACAAGTACACATTTTTCGCAGTTTTAACAGACACATCAGAGGGTGCAACATATGGTGATCCGTACAATTTGAGAGGTACAGTCGAAATTGCACCGACAGACGCAGGCGGCAGTGATGTTTTTGACGCCGATAACGGTGCGTATGAAACATCAAACTACATTGAAAAATTAGGTCACGACATCACAAATGCCGATATTCCACCGGAAGTTGATTCAATGTGGCGTGGACTGACACAAAAAGACGGTGTAGTAGAGGTCGGCAATGATACAAAAACAGTTTATTTCGGTGTTGCATGGAGAATTATGAAATCCGACGGCTCATACCGTTATGTAAGATATTACAAGGGTTCATACAGCTTTGCGTCGAACGTGGGCGGTAAGACAAAAGCGTCAAGCGGTGCACCTGAAAAGCAAACCGCAAAGGCTACATACACAGCCGTACAGCGTGATTTTGACAACAACTATTACGCATACTTTGACGAAAGCGATTTGCCGGAAGGTGTCACAAAGACAGAACTTGAGGAAAACTGGTTTAAGGATATGAACTACTATCCAGTGAAGAAAGCACTTTAAGACAAGGCACGCCGAAAGGCGTGCTTTTTTCGTATAGAGAGGAGCGAGTAACAATGCAAAGAGTATTAACATTTGTACACAATAAAAAGAAGTATGTATCAAAACCGTGGTGTTTCGGTGCGGCAACGTTGGTTGAAAAAGAATATATGGACGTTGCAGAGGGTGAAAAAGTAACGGCTACGTCGGTATGTGCAGATGCCGTTGACTATCTGTTTGAGGGTACAGAGGCGACACAAGATATTTTGGACACGGCTGTTTCAGCAAAAATGAGAATGTGTCGTGAAGTTATGAAGTGGTTTATGGACGATTTTACGGGAAAAAACGAGGAAAGCCTGCCGGAGCAGGCAACCGAAAAGGAAGATTAAGCGATTTATATGGGACAATGCTGAAATATCACGGTATATTGCCGAATGATTTGGCAAAACAAGACCCAAGATTATTACTTGCAGTTATAATCGAGGACGAGGAAGAAGAATATACGGGAAATGACCCGTATTTAAAAATGTTTTATGGAATGTAGTGAGGTGATTTGTAGTGGCTGACGCGGCGGAATTAGTAGTAAGAATAAGAGGTGACGCGTCCGACTTAGAGACGACAATAAGCGGTGTATCGCAACAACTCGAAGAATTGGAACGAACACAAAGCAATACAAATGGTGTGAAAGGTGTAAGAGAAAGCACAAGTGCATATCAAGGTCTTGCAAGTCAGCTTAAAGATACCGGAAAAGGTATAAAAGAAGTCGGCGAAAGTATTGACACGATAACAAAACCGATACAATACGCATCAACGGCTCTTGCCGCGGGCGGTGTTGCGAGTGCCAAGTTTGCGATAGATTTTGAGGATAGTTTTGCCGGAGTTAAAAAGACGGTTGACGCTACACCGGAACAGTTAGCCAAAATAAAGCAAGGTATTATTGATTTGTCAACAACAGGTATTGACGGCAGAGGCGCGATACCACAGACGGCAACTGAACTAAATGAGCTTGCGGCGGCTGGAGGTCAGTTAGGCATATCCCAAGAAAACATTATCGACTTTACGGAAGTAATGGCACAAATGGGTTCAGCAACAAACCTTGTCGGCGAAGAAGGCGCGGCTACACTTGCCCGATTTATGAATGTAATGGGTACAAGTCAAGGCGAAATCCGTAATATCGGCAGTGCAATCGTTGATTTGGGTAACCACAGTGCTACGACTGAATCGGAAATCGCGGAAATGGCATTGCGTATGGGTAAATACGGTTCATCTGTACGAATGTCAGCGGCGGACGTGTTGGGTTATTCTGCCGCATTGTCCTCATTGGGAATTGAGGCACAAATGGGTGGTAGTGCGATAGGTCGTACGTGGCTGTCCATAGAAACAGCCGTTGCAAGCGGCGGAGAGGGTTTGACGAAATTCGCAAAGTACAGCGGTAAGAGTGCGGAAGAATTTAAAGAGCAGTGGAATACTGACAGCTCCGGTGCATTTAACGGACTATTAAAAGGCTTGCAGTCTGCCGAGAACCTAACTGTTGCGTTAGATGATTTAGGCATAAACAATACACAGGATATACAGGCTATGATGGCATTAGTCAACGGTTATGATTTAGTAACCGAGAGTGTCAATCGTTCAAACACCGCATACCAAGAAAATACGGCACTACAAGAAGAATTTAACGCAAAGAATGAAACGACCGCATCAAAATTGGCGAACACAAAAAACAATATTATTGAAGCGGCGAGAAGTATCGGCGAAACAATGTTGCCGTCAATACAAGACGCAAGCACCACAGTAGCTGATTTTGCAAAAGGATTGTCGCAAATGTCAGACGAACAAAAACGTGCTGTTGTTAATACGGGTGCGACAGTTATTGCGATAGGTGCTATTTCAAAAGTCAGTGCCGGAGCAATCAAAGGTGTTGGCGGAATTGTTGAGGCAGTAGGCAACATCAAAAAGGCATTTTCAGCAGGCGGAGCATTGGCGAAGTTTGCACCGACATTGACAAGTATCGGTGCGGCGGCAGGTCCTGCCGCATTAGCTGTTGCCGGTATTGCTACAGCGGCTATAGTAGGAAAAGTTGCATATGACAAATGGTATCAATCGCAATACAGGTGGAGCGAGGGACTATCCAAGGGTAATGAAAAGGTCAAAGAAAGCCTTGAAAAATACAAATCGCTGAATGAAGTACAGGGGCAAATCAAATCGTTAAAAATGGTTATTGAAAGCCCCGAAAGCAGTCAAGAACAAGTTGACAATGCAAAAAGCAAGTTAGAAGAAATAAAGGAAATGCTATCGCAAGAATATAATCTTGTAATCAATTCCGATAATTCTAATTTGGACGACGCTGTTGAACAAGTAACCAAACTGTCTAAAAATGAATTGCAGTCTAATATCAATAAGCAACGTTCAGAACTATCAAATCTAATAAATAAAGACGCAAAATACAAAGAGGACCGCCAAATCGCGGAAGATAACTATAACAAAGAATTAGCATTACAGACGAAGTATTCAGAGGCTAAATCAAAAGTTAGTGACATAACTGCAAAAATTTCAAAAAATGAAATAACTGCGGCGGAGGGCTACAAAAAAGCACAAGAAATTTATAAAGAAGTTTCCGGACACGCATACGAAAACGGCACAACAGACCAATCAATGAAGAATGCGCAAGGCGTGTTATCGTCTATTGCGGCAAATTATTCGGTAGCAACAACAGAAGCCAAAAAGTATTACGACCAAGTACAGGCTTTGGACAAATCTCATAAAGAACTACGCGACGTATCAGAAGAACTGGCAAACTATGAAACTGAATTAATTAAAATATCTGCATTAAATCAAGACGGCGCCGGAATTGAACAATCCCTAAAGGATATGAAAGAATTTATCGACGTCGGTAAATTAGATATGAACAGCTATGCACAGTCGGCGGCGTTGGCTATGAATGGTATAGATAACCTATCTACAGCGTGGAAACAGGCGGCAAACGGTGACGGTACAGCATTAAACGGCGTGATTAACGACTATATTCGTTCAATGACGGAATTTGGTGCGTCTTCTGCCGAAACTGCTGTCGGTGTCAGTCTGTTAAATACCGAATGTACGAATATGCAGGATGCAGTTAATAGGGGCAAAATTGAGGATGTAGTTCAGAAAATGAATGAAACAGGTCAAACAATGGGATTGACGACAGAGGAAATCGTTGAGGGTACTGCGTTAATTAAAAACGGATTTGACAGTGTACGCCAAGCCGTTGAAAAAGGCGATATAAACGGCATATTAAAGGATATGATGTCTGAGGGAAGTCAGCAAGGTATTGATATGACAGCGGACAAGTTGACCGAAATGTCGCGTGCTATGGGACTGATACCGAATGAAAAACGTATCAAGATAACCGCAGACGGATTTGAAGTCGTTGATGATTTGACCGCCAAAGTTCGACAACTGGAGGGCAAAAAGTTTGTTGTAACTGTTGACACAGAGGGCAACACAGACGGTGTTGATAATGTCGAGAAAAAGACAAAACAACTTGACGGCAAACAGTGTGAGGTCATATTTACAGCAGACGGAACACCCGCCATTGCAACAATAGATAATACAGAATACAAAATAGCCGAATATGACGGTACAACCGGAACGGCGAAACTAATTGCCAAAAACGGCGAGGCTATCGGCGTTATTGATTTAACCACAGGCAAAATAAATCTGATTCCTACAACACACGATACAGAAATCACAGCACAGGATAACACATCAGCAGGCGTTGAGAGTGCAAAGGCTAATTTAGATACCGTAAAAGATAAAACAGTAACACTGACCGTTCAGACGGTTCAAGTTGGTGGATTGAGTAATCAAAATGTTCCGGCGGCCAAGTTTGGCAGTTCGGGAATGTTCGTAAAAAAAGCTAAAGGTACACAAAATTTTGAGGGCGGTTTGGCAATGGTTAATGATGAAAAGGGTATATCTGACCCACGAGAATTAATCGTTGACAAAGGACGTGCATTTATACCGCAGGGCAAGGACGTGTTGTTGCCGTTGTCAAAGGGTGCAAAGGTGTACACAGCGTCACAAACCAAGGCGATAATGTCGGGTATGGGTATACCGCATTACGCAACAGGAAAAGACAATTCGGACGCGTTTACATCAGCCAAGGACGATTGGACGCATTACACCAAAACGCACGCAGTAACGACCGCACAAGAATTAGAGAAGTGGTTAGAATTTCAAGAGAAATTCAAGTCGAACGACAAGGATATTGCCGACATAGAGGAACAAATTTTCAGTCTGACACAGAAACGCACGCAGGAATTAAACAACCTGTCAAAGTCGTACATTGAAGAACGCGCGGCACTGAATGACTGGGACGACAACGGTGACAATCCTATCGACGCATTTACCCGTATTCGTGACCGCAATATGGCGGAAGTCGAGTCAGGGCGTATGACGTGGGAGGACTATACGACAGAAATGTCAAGTATAGGTTCAACGTTATACGACAATATGACCGAATACAGTCGTGATTGGTTGGAACACCAAGAAAAATACAACGGTATGAGTGCCGCCGATTATATAGCAGGTATCGGCAGAATACAGACGTACACCGAACAAATGTACGCACAGGGTATAATCAGCCGCAAAGAATATGTAGAGGCAAAAAACAAGCTGAATGATGAGTATTTGGACAAGCGTAAAGAACAAATTGAGAAAGAGTACGACATATCAAAAAACTACATCAGTGAACATACATATTTTAACGACTGGCAAGATAACGGCGACAGTCCGCTTGACGCGTACAACCGAGTTATGGACAGGCACCGTGAGGAATTGGCGAACGGTGAGCTGACACAGGACGAGTTCGACAAGTATCAAAGTGAATTAGGTTCGGATATGTATTCGGAGCGTGTGGAGCAGTCAAAGAACTGGTTAGACGAACAACGTAAATATTACGGTATGACCGATGAAGAATATATTGCCGGTTTAAAACGTATTCAGCAGTATACACAGGAATACTATGATTTGGGGTTAATCAGCCGCAAAGAATACAACGAAAATATGACTGAACTAAATCACGATATGTTCGACCAAGCGGGCGAATCGTTTGACGATATGCTACAGCAACAACAGGACTACATCAACAAATTACGTGATGAATTTTCTGCACAGGAACAGGCATTACAGGACAGTTGGACGGTAGAGGACCGCAAGGCTGATATGTCCGAAACACAGGCGCAGTTGGATATTTACGCAAATGCAGTGACTGACAGAGGACAGCAGAAGTACAAAGAACTGCAAGAGCAGATGAAACAACTGCAACGTGACGAAGAACTGTATCAACTGCAAGTCAAAAACAATGCCACTATTGAAAAATTAGAGGCAGAGTATGACGCGTTGGAAAACAGCAAGGCTGATTTCATCAAGTCCATTGCAACCAACATTGACAGTATAGACGTGACAGGCATTGTGGCGGATATAACACAGGAAGTCAGCGGCGGCAATGACAAGATAACCAAGACGTTAAGTGAGATTATAGACGCAATTAAGGGCATTAAGATTGAACAGCAGAATTATAACAACAATAGTAAAATCACAATCAATACGACTGACAGCGCCGTTTTGGGTAGCTATGTATAACGTGCGGAGGTGGAAAATGCGAAACGGATTTATATTTAAAAACAAACATTCAAACGATTTCGGCGTGACTGTACAAACGCAGTCACGTCCGATTAAACCGGAAATGGAAATACAGACATATGACAGCCCGTATATAGACGGTGAATATGATTTTTCAACGGCAAATGCGTACAACCGTGAATTTTATAAAAACCGTGTATTTAAAATGAATTTGCAAATATCGGCGGCGGATATGTCTGAACTGAACAGCAAAATCACAAAAATCACAACGTGGTTAATGGGACGCGGTGAGTTGATATTTGACGACACACCCAATGTCAAATGGAATGCGTCGGTTATTGAAACAATAGATTACAAACCCGAAAACTACGGACACAAAGCGGTCATTTCGGTGTCGTTCAAGGTGCAGACGTGGGCGGCGTTGGTATTTGATATTTTTGACGGTCCGATATTGGATAGCCAAAATATCAAATTAGATGATGAAATACCAATCGGACCGAATGAATATTACACGATTACAACGGCAGGCGACAGTACAATACATAACACAGGCGACCGCCCTGTCAGACCTGTTTTGCGTGTTACAAACGTCACAAAACCTACAACGATAACCTGTAACGGTATCAGTGTTACGGTGTCGGAAAACTGCGTTATTGACTGCGACAAACAGTCGGTAACAGACGTAAACGGCAACAGTATTATGAAAAAAATCAAAGGTAGTTTTTTTGAACTGGAAACAGGGGCAAATACAATAAATTTATCCACGACGGCGACGGTTGAATTTTCATTTTATCCACAGTATGTGTGGAATACAGAAACGGAGGAAATATACAAATGGGACAGATAACATTTATGCGATTGCACGACAGATATACAGACAGTTTTGAAACAGGCGAGGTGCTGAACAACGCATATAACGTCAAAGAAACAAGAATATTGAACGATACGGGAAGTATTGAGTTTGACTATCCGTATGACGAAAAAGCACGTCTAATCAGTCAAAATATGTTGGTTAGTGTAAACGGTCATATATACGAAATCAGCCGAACAACACGAAATATGAACGGTGCGGATTCACTGCACGTTTACGGTACACCACATTTTGTGTATGAGGCGCAGAAAGCGTTTATACCGACAATCGGCGACCATATCGGTGAAACATCAAGAGCGGTGCTACAAGCGGCGGTAAAGATTATTTCGGATTTCAAGGAAGAAGTCAAAGAAAAGTGTATTTTTCACATTATGACAAATGCCGAGTTGACCGAAAAAGGAATGAAGTGGGTTGCAGATGATGAACTGCTGATTGATTTTTTTGCAACCGACAAAACAAATTTGTGGGACGTTATAAAAACGATAATAGAAAATTTGGGGCGTGGCGAGATATTCCACGAAACAACTATTGACAGTAATAACAACATTGTATGTAACATTGCCATTGTTGAACGTATCGGCACAGATAACGGCGTCAGACTGCGTTTAGAAAAGAATATGCAGAGTCTATCAATCGAACGAAATGTAAGCGATATGATAACACGTCTATGGGCGTTCGGCAGTGACGATTTAACGGTCAGCAGTGTAAACGGTGGCAAGGCATACATCGACAGTCCGAATATTGAAAAATACGGAGTACAAGAGGGGTACAAAGATTATAGTGACTATACATCAGCGGAAAAACTATACCGCAATGCAAAGTGGGAGTTCGACGAGAAAAACGAAGATAGAATAGACACACCGCAGTTGACAATCAGCGGTAAATTGATTGACCTATCAAAATTAGCTGAATACGGCGACGCAGAAAAGTTGGAAATAGGCGATACGGTCCACGTTTTTGATATTGACGGCACAGAGTATGTGCAACGAGTAATCGAATATCAAGCGTATCCGTTAGAACCGAAAGAATCAAATATATCAATCGGGCATATCAGACGTGATTTTTTTATCGAACTATGGCAAACGTCAGAAAAAACAAAGAAATTTGCAAAGTGGCAGACGGCGAATAACAGCGTAAACATTCGCAAAGTGCAAGGAACGGTGAACACAGACCGAAACGAAGTGCAGTCGGACAATAAGCTGTTGAAGATTGTCGGCGATTTGCTATATATCGAAGATAATAAGGGCAGACGAAGAATAAACCTCGGAAATATGGACGGTGCGTTCGTTTTTCAGATATTCAATCAGTTATCAGAGAAAACCATTGAAATGGACGATGACGGTAATGTTACTATAACAGGTGTATTTGCCACAGGCACAGACAAAAAGGCAAGAACCGTTATAGACAAAAACGGTATTCAAAGTTACGACGCTGACGGCAATAAGTACGGATTGTGGTGTAATGCACCGAGTAGCAACGATATGAGATATACTGATTTTAATTTATACTACAATAATAAATGTATTTTTCAAATATACAACGCTATATCGGGAATTTTATTAAGAACGTATGGATTGGACATACTTAGTTCGGGTAACGGTACGACAGTCGGCAAAAATAAATGGAAGTTTGAACAGGGAGCAAGCGGAACATTTCAAACCGCAGACGGAAAAACGGTAACTGTTTCGGGCGGTCTTATAACAGGTATTTCATAAAAGATATTTACAAAATTATTCCTTTGTGGTACAATTTAGGTATCACAAAGGAGGTATTTTTATGAAAGGGAATATTAAAAGTTTTATATGCGGTATGCTCGTTATGGGTATTATATCGTGTGCAGGAGTATACGCAACCGACGTGTGGCAGAATATAAATGTTTTACCGAATACAATAAAAGTTGTGGTAGACGGTAAAGCGGTACAAGCCGACAATTTCCTATACAACGATACAACATACTTGCCGATAAGGGCGGTAAGTGAAGCGTTGGGAAAAGACGTACAATATGATACACAAACAAGCACCGCCACAATATCAGAAAAGAAAGAAGATGATAATATGGCAGTTACAAGTAAATACACGCCACCGACAGAATATATAAACGACTCTGCTTTCATTACTCAAAAAGACGGGGTATATTATGCTTTGATTAATTTTGTGGCGACCAAAATTCAAGACGCAGGATATAAATTTGAATACGACTACGATACAAAAACATTTAAAGCCGTAAGCGGCGATAATGTGATTTATATAGGCAAAACAACAGTTATGGACTCTGACGAAGTTATCCCATACGACCAATTTGTAGACGAGATACAGCCGTTGTTGAAATAAGAAAGGGGATTTACAATGATATGGCAACAAGAAGTGTTGGATAAAATAGTATCGAAAATTAAGCCCTTTTCGGATTCAGCTAAAAAGTACAAAGCAAATGAAGAAGAAAAGCTTTTTATAGAAAATCTTGCAAGAGAAATGCTTAATAAAAATGCTTTACAACATTTGAAAATTGACAGACGTTCAAACGGATTGTTAAATTTTAAATATAAGAATATGCAGATTGGACGAATAAATTTAAGGTCTAAGCCGACACAACTACAAATCATATCACAGTATGATGTACGTTGGTTAGAAGGACTTTATGTAAGGGAATGTATAAGAAAAATTCCCGAGTGGATGGAATACTTAGATTATTTGATGAATAAATAGCACAAAGACACCTCATTATGGGGTGTCTTTTGTGTTGGCTAACTACTTCGATATTATCGAAGTAGTTAAAGCAAAGCAAATGAACTAGGTGAATAATATTCACCTAGTTCAAAAATGCACGTTTTCAGATATATCTCGAACTAGGTCAATAATATTGACCTAGTTCAAAAATGCGAGTTTTCAGATATATCTCGAACTAGGTTAATAATATTAACCTAGTTCAAAATACGGGTTTAATTATCTTCCTTAAGGGCATCTTCTTTTGTGGTGCGCTTAGACTTTAAAAATTGAATATATTGCATTATATCTTGCTTTTCACTAATTGAAAGTTCTTCTAATTCGTGAAAAATCTTTATTTGCATAGCGGCATCTTGAAGCTCGCTAACAGGGCTACTGATACGGAAAGTATCTGTTTTGCCATCTGCAAAATTTTTAGGTGTATTTTCGGTAAATAAATCAGATGTAGTAACTGAAAAATAATCTGCAATTTTATTAACAATATCTATACGAGGCATTTGCTCCCCCGAACAATAGCGAGATACGGAGGCTGTTGTTAATCCTAAGTCATGAGCAAGCTGTCGTTGTGTAATATTATTGAAATCTATTAAGTCTTTTAGGTTTTCAGAGAATACTGACATTATAAACACCTCCTGATAGTAAAAATTGATTTATTCTTAATTAGATTATATCAAAAACAAATACAAATTGCAAGAAAAAAGATAAAAAACTCAAAAAGTTGATAAAAAAGTATTGACATATTACTTTTAAAGTAGTATAATTCGAGAATGTAAGGAGGTGAAAATATGGGATATACAACAAAAAATCTAAGAGAATATCGTATGGAACAAGGCTTGTCAATGAGTGAGTTGTCGTATAAAGCTAAAATTACTGCAAGTCAAATATCGTTACTTGAAAAGCAAAAAATTAAAAGACCGCAAGCTTCAACTATAAGAAAGCTTGCGGAGGCATTAGGCAAACCAATTACGGATTTCATTGAAAAGGAGGCAACAGAACAATGAAAAAAAAGAAAACAAAAAAATAGAATGTTGTCACGACTACCAATCAACACAACATTCTAAACAAAACTCCGAAAGGAATTTATATATACATTATATCATAACCTTTCGGATAAATCAAGTGTAAAGAAAGGATAATGAATATGACAAATCAATTAGTACCGATTGAAGTGAACAATCAAAGAATTTTAACAACGCAACAACTTGCGGAAGTCTATGAAACAGATACGAACAACATAAAAAATAACTTTGCAAATCATAAAGACCATTTTGTTGAGGGCGTACATTATTATCTTCTAAAAGGTGAGGAATTAAGGGACTTTAAGAACCACTTCGATAATATCGAAGTGGTTCTCGGAATCAGTAAACACGCACCGCAACTATACCTCTGGACAGAACGCGGAGCAAATCGTCATTGCAAAATTCTTGACACCGACAAGGCGTGGGAGCAATTCGACAACTTGGAAGAAACATATTTTCGAGTAAAGGAACAACGCCCCGCTTGCATTGAAGATGTTCTTATACAGAGCTTGCAAGAGATGAAAGAAGTAAAGCAACAAATACAAGCAACCAACAAGCGCCTTGACGGGATTTCAGATATTGTAGCTCTTGACACACATTCGTGGCGTGAGGACGCAAGAAGATTAATCGTTAAGATTGCGCAGGCTATCGGCGGAAATGAATACATAAAAGACGTTAATGCAGAAGTGTTTAGACTTGTGGAGCTTAGAGGTGCAACACGACTAAGCATAAGGCTTACCAATATGCGCAGACGCATGGCAGACAACGGTGTTTGCAAATCAAAACGCGATAGACTGAACAAAGTTGATGTAATCGCAGAAGATAAGAAACTTATTGAGATTTACGTTGCAATCGTCAAGGAAATGGCTATTAAATACGGCGTAGATACAGTTTCATAAGAAAGGAGTTAAAATTATGTTAAGACACAAATTTATGAATGAGAGAACAGTTACCTTTGATGACAAGGTATATAACGATTTAGAGTTACTTGCGGATGTTACAGGCAGAACTCGTGAAGAACTTATACATAAGGCGGCAATAAACTTGATCGGGGAAAATAAAGAGTATTTTACCGAGTATATCCTTGTAGATTATTTGGAGGACTTCTTGGACGGCAATGCGGAGAAGGAGAGTTGCAAGGTTGCAGGTGTTAAGGTCGATTTGGGATATGACGAAGATGATAATTATACGATGTATTTCAGCGTGAAAGATACCAACGGAAAAACGATTGAAGAAGAGTATCGTGATTATGACGATATAGACGCTTTAATTGATTTTCTACGTCAATTATCTTATAAAATTGACCGCGATAGCGAAGATGTGAAGAACTACCTTAAGCAAAGAATGGACTACCGTTAAAACGGCGTAGGAGGAATTGTGATGTTAAGTAGAGAAGAAATAATTAAATATATAACTAAATGTGTTGATTGTGCTATGCCGATTTTGCAAGATGAAAACGGTCTTGATGTTTCAAGAGGTTACAGCTTTATGTTGGATAAAGACAAAAAGGCTAAGGTAAATATAGTTTTTGAAAATCGTATATAGATTATAGCGTTAAAGCACGTCTTACGGCGTGCTTTTTCTATGCAAAAAATAAGAGGTGACATAATGTACAGACGAATACCACCATAGCACGCTTACGGCGTGTTTTTTTAATACCAAAATCCCAATCAATTACGATTAGAAAGGAATGATA